AAACCGTTAAGCTAGTGGCCGTGCCAATGGCAGTGTATAGATATTTTTTTATCGCTGGTATCGGGTTGGTCATTTCAGTAAGTTTTTAATTCTTTTAATCAATCTTGGTTTCTCATTCTCTACCGCACTAAAAAAGAATGGCTGCGGTCTTATCCCTTTGCGCAAAATAGATAGCGCAATTGGGTATGCTACTGCTGCATCCTCAAACTGTCTTGCAGACTTATTGCCTGACCGTTTCTGCGTCTTTATATTGTAAGTTCCCGCCAATCCTTTTTGCTTTACCCAATCCATTATAGCCAATAACATTTCTTCCAATGTTCCTCCGCCTTTGCCCTTAAACTGCATCGCGTATGTTGCGTATTTTGCGGGAACTGAAACCTTGCCACCTGTTCCCCATTCTATGTAAGGCGCATATTTCGCACTTGAATAAACGTAAGGCGCGAGCCTATTGGTTTGGTTAACCTGGATGCTTTGTGCCAACTTACCTAAATTCCTAGGGGCTTGGTACGCCGCTTCTTGTTGTATATTTAAACACGCCGCCGCTAATTCTTCAGGAACCCTATCTCTTACCGCTTCACTCGCTTTTTCAACGCGAGCAAATACGGCTTCTAATCCTGTTATCTTAGCGCTAAACATACGCGATAATCTTTAAATATTGGTGCTGGTTATCTATGTCCAAAATTGAATGAATGGTATAATATTCCCCGTCAAATAGTATCTTGTTATCGGTGGTAATAGCACAAGGATAACGCACATAAACCCTCACGGCTTTATTGAACGCTAACTGCATTTCGTTAAGCGCGCGCGATTGACTAAGCGGCGTTAGTTGCCCCCAAACGGTGTTAGTAGCCGATTGTGTTGTAGTGGTTCCGCCTTCACCATCACTTGCAACGGTGTAACTCACAACGGTAATACGTTCTTTCAAGTCCTCGGCTGCTATTTGTTTTTGCGTGCTTAGTTTCATAATACAGGGCTTTTGCGTGTCCAACGTTGGCAGATAACAGATACTATTGGGGCAAACCCTAATGCATCGATATTAGTGCCTCTGTTCTCGTAGTTGTAGTTGACCTGTGCCTTGATAGCCGTAATCAGATCCTCTGGAACAGTATCATATCCCGCCACATATGTTGCCTTTAGTATTGAGTAAGCCGGTGCGCGAAGTGTTGGGAACTGATACCCGATAAGCTTGTAATCGGCTGCAACAATGGTAGTATCTTCTTCATCCTTTAGCACAAAGTTTTCCTTGTACGGCCCAATGGTAAAGTCAAAATCGCCATTGTCATTGCAGAACGTAATAGCTACATCCTTTTCCACAATGCAAAGCCCTGTTGCACGTTCAATGGCTTCCCTTGCAGCGGTAATCAATGCGGTTATCAATGTGTCCTCACTACTTCCGCTTATCCTGCAATAGTCCTTTGCTTGCTGCAATGTTACCGGCTCCGTAGGCGTGCCCACGTCCGTAATGGTTTTGTCTATAACGTAACTGTATGGCATGGTTATTTCTTTTTAGCTTTAGGGGTATGTTTGCGCTCGGCTTTAGGTACGTGCGATTGCTCTTGTTTAGGGGATTCGGCTTGTGGTGCTGACGGCTCTAATAATATTGCCAACCCTTTGGATATAATTGTTTGGCCTCTGTTATCTTCAACGTTCAAAACTTCACCCGCCCATACCCAACGGTTACTAACCTTATCGGGATATGATTTTATGATTTTTATTTTCATTGTGCTAAGTTACGGAATTGGATTGAAACAAGAAAGCCCCTAATTAAAGGGGCTCTCAAGTATTATTATGCAATGTTTCCTAAGTTCTAGGCCACATTACCAAAATCACCCAGTATAAAGTAGTTGTCACCGTAGATAGGTAACGCTACTCTCTCTTCAATTCTTACGGTTACTTTGTTCTCACGAACGTTAGTACCATCTTCAAAGAAGAACTGCAATTTAGCAGGTTCACGGAAAATAAGGTTAGCACCCATTGCCCAATCACCTACCAAGAACTTGTCAACGGTCATTGCAGTAGACTTGAACACTGGGACACCCGCAATATACATTGCACCGTTCTCAATCTTCACCAAAGATGGGAAGTCATACTCGCCTGATCCGCTAGCCTTAGTCAACATGATGTTGTAATAATCGGATGGGTTAATCAAGATGCCTGTGGCTTCTCTGTCATAACCTTCCAATTGGCTAATCGCTTGAACTAACTGCTCAACGTCAATAGTTGCAGCACCACCAAACGCGGTAAAGTTACCTGTATTGGTAATACCTGATAATTGCGGGCTTGTACCGTTACCGCTCAAAATTTGAGTGTCTTCAGCACGTAAAAGCAATTCAGGCAAACGGCTACCTAGGAAAGTAGTCATACCTTCAACGTCATCAAGCATATTCCTAGAAATACGCAAGAAACCGGCAATCCATTCTGCTTTAACGCTTGATTCTTGCAAATCAAGGTCAATTTGTGCTTTGGTCGCACCTTCGGCTGCTGGAGCAATTGAACCTTCGCCTGCAATCTCTTTAACGTAGTCAAAGTTAGATTTTGCTCCCATTCCACCACTTACCAATAACTCTCTAAGGTGCAATTTGCGCTTAGGCAATTCGATAATACCTGGACGTACAAAAGTAACGCTAGTATCTGCGGTGCTGAAGTTGTTTGCAAAGGTCATATCACCTACGGCCTTTAATTCAAAGTCAACGCGGCTGCCTTTACCTTCTTTAGCCATCTTAGCAAAACCGTCTGAGGCTTGCTTCATGTTTTCGGCTAATTCGGTTTTGAAACCTTTAGTCACGTTGGTTGTTTTTTTGCCCTCTGTTACGAATTTGTCAAACTGCGCTTGCATTTCGTCTTTTGCAGCTTTTACATCTTCAGGCGTAGAGAAAGTCAACCCGTCAACTTTGCTCTTTAATTCATTTGCCAATTTAATGGCTTCTGTTGCATTGCTACCTGCTTTGATAGCTTCTGCTTTTGCGGTGTCAATGGATGCGCCTAATGATTTAACGCTATCCAAAATTTCTTGGCTCATTTTTAAATAAGTTTAAGGTGTAATTTTAATAGCTCCTCGCTTATCTGTTTCGTGTAGTCCGGCTCGAGTGCTTGCGCGGCTTGAGTGGTAAGTAACGATTGGATTTGCTTTATCTCAATTTCCATCAAGGAAAAAGTTTCGTCTGTGAAAGTGCCATGCTTGAACTCGTGCAGCAATACGTCAAGGCGTTTGCTCATGGTTTCAGGTGTAGGCTTAAATTCGGCTTTACTCATGCCCAAAGTAGGTGTCATAGGGTTTGCGCCCCAAAGTACCGCGCTACCTTCATATAGCTTCAGTTCTTTGATTATTCTAACCTCTTGTTTCTGATCCTGCCAGTCCCATTTGATAGTGCTGAACCCGATTGAATGCTGGTTAATGCATCCACCGTTATAAAGTTTTAACGCATCTTCACCTATCTCGGTGTCAAAAACTGGAGTAACCGCAATAAGCATATCGCCCTCCACATACAATTCCTTTGGCTTACCGATTGCGTTTTTCAAGTTGGCGCAATGGTCAACCAATGACCAAACCATATTAGACCCTTTAGGTCCACGCTCGCGGATAGTCTTAGTAACCGCGTCAGGGATTATGATATCCCCGTCCAAGTCAATATTGCCGAATCTAGCCCAAACGGCCTTTACGGTTCTATTGCCCATGTCAACATCTAAAATGTCTGATTGAGCGTCTTTGGTTTGAAATTGCTTCATGTTCCCAAAGTTATGAAAATGCAACAATGTTGCAAAAATATTTTTTGTGGATAAAATAGGGGCAGTTATTTTTAACGCCTAAACAAAACACTATGAACAATTACCACCTCAACAAAACAGACTACACAGTCATTACTACCCTTATTTTAGGCTTTATCGCGCTTATGGTGCTATTGGGCTAACAACGCCCCAACGGCCTGTTGTATCTGCAACAATGTAACGTTGTTTAATGCTTGGTAGATAAAAGCTACATTGCCGTTTAATGGCGGTTGGTCAGCTAGTTTAATCAATCGGCCATTGGCATCACGTTGCGGTACGAAAGACACATTGCACCGGCAATTGCAAACCTGAGCGGCGGGTGCGCCGGGTTGACCGGGGTGCAACATTGCATCACTCCCCATCTTAGATGGCACTTGGAAGTTCTCATCCATTTCAGCCGTTACGCCGTTCATGTGTAGGTGGTCAGTAGTATCGCGCGGCTCGCGTCTTGTTCTGTTGTCCTGCGCGGACTGCCATTCCTTACGGCATTTTAACCCTGTGTCAAGCGCGCCTACCATTGATCCAACATTAGCCGCGTGGCTCGTTTCAGTACGTGCAATCAGTTCACCCCTCCAACGTGGCAATCCTCGCGCTTCAATCAGTGTCATTACTTGTGAAGTGGTAAGGTTGTTTTCTGCCTGTTGTAATAGAATGGCCCTCAACTGCTCGCGGGTGGTATCGGTAATATCGGCGGCCAATTGGCTTAATCCCATACGCTCAAGGTACTGCAACACTACCAATTCATAGCGGCTCGCGTCTGTCATCTTTTGCGCACGCTTCAATACTTGTTCCTTGGTACGCTTTGCCATCCGTACCCCTAACGTGGTATGTATGCTAGTCAAGGCCGCTTGCAGCTTTACCAAGTCCGGCTCATTGCCCAATAGTAAGGCTTTAAACTGTTCGCGGATTATCTTTTCAAAGATAGGCGCGTAATGTTTGCGTGCTGCGTTGTATGTTTGGCGGTAACTCATAGCTGCGGGAAATCGTCAATTGGTGCGATATTGTTTGGAATGTATAGTTTTTCCAATTCGGCTTGGTCAATGTAGTCAGGTTTCTTCAATCCCATTATCTGTAATTTTTGAGCAGGCGGAATCCACCATGCAGTATTAAGATAATCCACTTGCTCTTTCCTATCAGCTACCAATTCAGGGTAGGCATCCAGACTAAAGTCAACCATTAAGCCTGTTCCTTTATACCCCCAATGGGTATGTAGCATCCTGTTGAAATTATCCCTTGCAGATACCAACAATGGGAGTACCGCCCTAGTTATTAGACCTCTTGCATCTTCTTTATGATTGTTATAAGTTGCCCCCTCGCTTGAATTTAGTAGCCTGTCAGACACTTTAAATATGTTGCAAATGGCTTTCATGTCCCATTTCTCACTCTCAATAATATTCAAATCCACAGGGCTTAGTCCTATCTTGTGTACGCCTACCTTCCATCCTGAATTAATTACTTTGCCCTTGTTCTTTGCGCCTGCATTTTCAGCTAGTTTTTTCTTCATGGCTTCTACTTGGTCAGATCCGTTCACTGGGTCAAACCTGTCATCATCCATATACATAACAACATCTGGGCCGCCGTTTTGGAATTGCGCCACCGCCGCCGTCTTAGCTTCATTGGAGCGCGTAAGGTTCTTGGCCGCCGCCTTGAGTGGTGACATACCGTACAACTCACCGCCAACTGCATCCCATTGCAGGTTAACGTACTTATCTTGCAGCACTTCTGCCAAAGTAAATTCAACCAATCGGCCTATGTAAAGCTGGTACCCTGTCTTAACGGCTGGAAACGCCTGAATGTCGGCGTAGATACTCATAAACTGTGAAGGTAGTGCAGTTAGTGTCAATGGCTTACCCTCGTTTGCGCCCGCTTCAATACGCTTGGCATAAACGAACGCATTACCACAAACTAGCTTAAACGTTAACCATGCTTCAATCAAGTCGGCCCATGTGTCCTCCTCATTGGGATAGGTTAACAGTTCGTTCAACCTTGCATCCCCCTCGTAAACCTCATAGGCTTCATTCTTCAACTGCTCAATCGCGTGCCAGTCCTCAATCTTGTCAGGCGACTTCATGAGTGCCTTGTATTGTTTGGCCTTAGCTTTGTTTTTCTCTTTGTAGACGGCCCACGGCGCAACCTTAGCACGGTCAGTAATCAAATGGCAAACAGAATAAACTATATCGTTTGCAGAATATCCATCTTTCACGAATGAATTACTATCTTGACCCTGCCATGTAGCTATGCCCCTATTGATTGCAAATTGAGCAGACATTGCACCCGTTGGATTGATAAATGCCCTCAGACGGTCTAAAAGTGATGCAGCCATATTATAAGTTTGTCCAAAGTTAACTAAAAAACACTTACAACGAATTTAGGCTTATCGAAGTTGGTATGTATGGCATAACGCATTGAATCCATTGCGTCATCATTCGCCTTAACTGGTTCCTCGATAAGGTTTTCATTCTTGTCCTTTTTCCATTTGTAGCTTCCCAATTCTTTGACAAGGTTATGGCTTTGCGGTGTAACAAACAACGGGTACCGCTTGACCGTCAAGATACCATTCCAAACATCTTTGTTCGCCGCCTTAATATTCAATCCAGCCCTGTGAATATCCTCAATACTCTTTGGCTCGGCTGCATCGGCGTATATCGTTTGCCTACCTTGTACGTGCTGCTTTATCTCTGCTATCAATTCCCCCGGCGTCATGTTGGATTTGTAAAAGCACTCATGCACATAGTTGCAGCCATCGTAATGCTCTACGCGGGTAAGTACCGCCGGATGGTTAAAGCCAAAGTCAAGTCCAAAGAACACATCGCCTTTACCCGGTTGCTCGCAATACTTCCATTGCGTGTATATTAATTCCTTTGCCGCCCCTCTTTGCCCTAGTCCGTACACTTTCCAGAGAAAGTCATCGGGTAACTCTTTGTAGCTTTCAATGTAGCTAACCTGTGATGGCGTTAGGTTGGATATGTTGTTCAGGTAGGTCGAATGAATGCGCTTGTGTTTTGGATCGTCCGCAATGGTATAAACCCAACTCATAAAATCGGCTGGGTTCCAGTCTAGGAATATTTGGCCAGTGGTACGCATGGCCAATTGGTCAAACAACGGCTTTTTGATTAGGTTGGCTTCATTGATGAATAGTATATCCCTACCCGGGCCGCGCGCCTTACCCTCATCCTCTAGTCCAAACAGTTCAACGTAGCTGCCATTTGGGAACGTGTACACAAAATCCGTATAACTAAAGCAGTCATCTGACCATTGCTGCAAGTCATCCATGATCACCCTAAAGTCACGATATACACCGCGCTTGATATGTGGTAAGCTATGCGATACGAAACTAATCCTTGTCCTTGGTTTGTTCAATGCAACGGCAATAAGCAGTTGAACGATTGAGTAAGACTTGCTTGAACGGCTGCCACCCTCATTGCAGATAATCGGCCATCCCGCATCCATTGCGGATTTGTTCGCCCAAAAAACAGGGGTAGTCTTTACCGTTATGTTATTCAATTGGTTTGTTTGTAGCGTCTGGGGCGGCAAAGATAATAGCCGTCTTTATCGGTCCGCCGTCTGCGCCTGTATGCTCGTTCGTTGTTGCTTCTTTCAGGTTGTTTAGGCGTTGGGTAATGCTTGGATTGTATATTCCGGCCATGCCACCCTCAATCTGATCTTGCCTAATCCTGCGCTTAATACGCGAACAGATACGGACAAAATCTGAGTATCTGCCATCTTTATTCTCGAAATAATCCGTTACATCGGTAATAATATCGTTATCATCAAGGTAGTTTTGGAAGCCTTCCATTGTCAATGGCCTTTCTTTTGCTCTAAATACCTCTTCCGCGTCTTTGCCTACAAAATCCTGCACCTTAATGGGTGTGCCTTTAATGCTTTTGACATACTCCTCAAAGTATTGCCAGAGGAATTCAGGTAGTTGTATTTTTTTTGGTACGCCTCTCAATGCCATATTGCTAAGTTAAATCAATTATGTAAAGTGTCAAAATTATATAAACATATTATAAAAAACAAAAATACACGGTTATGCACGGTCTTGTGTACTCTGAAACATACGCCACCATTGAATCTGCACGTTTGCACGTGTACCACTAGTAATATATGTTTCTAATAATAATAATAGGGAAAGAGAGAGAGTATACCAAAAACCGTGCATATCGTGCAGTTCCTTTGCCAGTAAGGGTTTGAGGCGTGCATTTACCGTGTAGTTTTCGTGCATATCGTGTAGTTTTTACAGTTTTTTACGGTATTTTCCGTGTTCTGTCTTGTCAAAAAGGTTGCTAAAGTCCTTTCTTCTGAGTGCTGATCTAAATTTGCGCTCGTTTAAATTTACCTTTTTGCATACTATTTCTGCTTCAGTATGGCTGAATTCATTTGGTAGGGCGTTGTATAGGTTGTCAAGTTCTTGTGGTATTCCTGTTTCTACTGTTTTATGTAGGCTTGATATAATGCGCACCGTGTTTTCTGCATAATACCGGTAAAGTTTCCATCCTAGTTCAACGGTTTGCAAATCAATAACTGGTTCTTTTGGGTTATTAAGGATGGCTATGACTTGTGTAAGGCGCGGTAGGTAAGCGGACATCTTAGCTTCAGTACCTATGATAAACCCTTCAATCTTGCTTTTGATGCGCTTGTTGGCTTCTTTCAGTCCTATTTTGAAGTAGTAACGGTATCGCTCTTTTGCCTCATCTGTCATGGTTATTTTAATCGGCGGGTAATCTTCTGCGCTTGCGGTCTTGTTTATCTGGTAAAGTTTGCAAACAAGTGTAACCCATTCATGGCACATTGTACGGGATTTGCTAAATGGGTCGGCTTCGGTGTTTAGTTCAATATAGTCACTGTCAACCATTAGGAACCTAGATGCAAAACCGGATTCAATCTTATCCATCGTGAAAATATTTGCTAACCTGGATGGCTGCGTTCCCATCAGTAGGTTAATATTCATGTTTGCAACTACGCGCTCTTTCTCACGGTCAGCTCGGATTTGAGTATAGCGCCCGCCACTAAATGCCTGAGTGAAAAAACTAATACTATCATTGTTTGATTTGAAGCTACCCGCATTTAGGATGGTTTCTGCTTCATCATGATACACGCCCATGCCAACGGTCTGATCTTGACAAAGGGATATATAACCCTCTGTTGTACCGTCAACGGCAAACGGATGGAAGCGTTTTGGTCTTGGTTCGCCGAATGGCTGCTTTGTGGCGGCGGCTTCTAGTTTCTTAGCCGTCCACCTTTCAAGGTCTTTTTTGAACTCAATATCTGCCTGATTAAGTAGTTCCGATAACGGACCTTCGCACATTGATTTAAATGCCGGTGTCTTACCTACGGACACTGGAGCAATAAGCATACAGAACAGGATGTTTTTTCCTTGACCGTTGAAGTCTGAAACGTAGGCATTGCCCGCCAAACTGCTAACGGTCCAAAGTCCTGCGGTTGCTAGAAACACCGGATTAAGGGATAATTCGTGCGCCACATCACAGATGGATTTGCGTATTGCTTCAGGAAATATCTCAAAAGGATATTCATGCGCCGCCGTTACGGTCCTATCCTCTAGCTGCTTACTATTGAACTTCCTGCAACGGTATGCACTATTGACTGCTTTAATCCCCTCGGCCTTGAAGCCTGCATCCCAAATGTTTTGGGTAAGATAATCTATACACTTTTCTTTTGTTATCCCGTATTCGCAAAACTGCGAAGCGATGTTAAAAGTAAATCGGTTACGTTGTCCTTCTGTGAATGAAGTGGACCGCCTAAAGCGTGATAGTATCTCAATAACCCTATCTTCATCATTTACCGCGTTAATAACTTGGTTTGAGTATTCGCTTGCACGGCTAAAGTATTCCTCTGGGAACATAAGGCCAAACGGCTCTGCATCCTCATTGACATAAGGTTTCGGATCGTAGGACGCGAAGCAGAAACGGCAAACGTCTGCGTCAAGGTCTAGGAAATTATTACCGTATTGGTCCGCAAATGTTCTAAGCCGTAGAGTATGTTCTTTTGCGGTTGACGGTGGTATGTTTAACAATGCCTTAAACCCTGTTCCAGATGGGGACCGCCATGCCGCCACAATGTATGGCAGTTCGGTAATGTCCTTGAATGCCTGTTTGTATTCGGATGCGGTTGGTATCTTGTCAAAGTCTAGTATTGCCAATCCTGAATGCTCTTGTAGTCCTTGTTCTGATCTGTTAGTAAATACGCCCGCAAATACATAACCTGGCAACTCCTTTTTAATTGCGTCTTTTGTTGCCTTGTCTGTTTCGTTGCGTAGTTTTAATATTAGGTCATTAGGCTGCGTCAGTTCGTCTATGAACTCATGAAAGCTGAATGGCTGCGGTTCGTTAGGCCGGTATAGTTTGGCGTATCTTGTGAAATTCATAATAATAAAAAAAAGGGATGAAATGTTGACGGACATTTGCACCCCCTTTTAAAGGATTATTAAACCCATTTCATTCCGTCAAATGTAATGGGATTGCTTACATAAAGTTACGAAATTAAACTGTCATACAGCACAAAAAACTGCTCAGGTGTACTAATAAACTCATAACATCCCCCCGCTTTGCGCTCGCGTTCTTGCTCAGCTATCTGGTAAGGGGAAGCACGGTCTTTGCCAATTTTAATTTCTAGCATCACTGATCTACCTTTTATAGTTGCGGAAATATCTGCCGTGCCTTTGCGCGTTGAACCTGGTATCCATTTCTTTGTGGTAAGTATAGCCCCGCTTGGTTGTTTCTCTAGTCCGTCAATCAATCGGCCTGTACTGTTTATCCTTGTTGCGCGGTGTTCGTGCCACATAAGGAAGTTACAAATAAACTTGGTCAGTCCGTTTGCCGTATTGACCTTTGGATATGGCGGCGGCGCATAGTGTCCGTCCTTCCATGCCTGCGGGTATGTGCGTTCAAAGTTGTATTTGTGGGCCGCGTTGTAGCGTTCTTTGGGTGTCATAGTAGTGTAAGTTGTTTTTTAGATTCTACACGCGGCTTAATAGATTTCAGGTTTGCAATTGCTTGCTTAAAATAACTGTCTTTCAGCTCTATACCTATTGCTTTTCTGCCCATAGAAACAGGACTAAAAACCTCACTACCTACACCCATAAAAGGCGTTAAAACTACTTCGCCTACATTGGAATATAATTCAACAATCCTGTCAATAACATCCAATTGTAGCGGGTGTACGTGCTTCTCATCGTCATCCTCTCTAGCGTCTTGAAATTCCAAAACATTATCTATGCGAATATCATCCCAAACACTAGAAGCGTAACGCTGCCAAATGTAGTGACTTAATTTATTGCTTTTTGGATCTTCATGGTCAATAAATTTTTCATTCAAATGGTTCCACAATTCCTCCGCATTTAAATTTGTTTCGTTTGCATTATTCCACGCATTTAAAATGTTTGGCAAAATTGGTGTTTCTCCTGCATAATGGTTAAGTCCACAAGTATGCGTTACTGGAACTTTGTTTTCGCCTTTCTTAGTAAATATTAAAACATAGTCAGGCATAGCGGTAAAGCATTTTGTAGAGTCCTCAACTATGAATTTATGCATTAGACTTTGCACCATTGTACGCATACGTACTTTTAACGGCTCTTTCCAAATAGTAATACGGTTGCGATATTCAAATCCGTGTTTTTCATGTAATTTTATTACTTCATGCGGGAAGTCCCATAGCCTGCAAGTATTATCAAACACATCGGTGCAATGTACGGCAGAAATACGACCTGGTTTTGTAACGCGTGCCATTTCTTTAATTAGATAATCGTATTGCTCTAAAAACTGTTCTTTGCTTTCGCAATTGCTAAAATCATTCTCAGAACTTGAGTAATTGTAAAGCCCGGCAAACGGCGGTGAATAAACAGAAAGGTCTATACTTTCATTGTCTAATGTAGGTAATACATACATACAATCTGAATTATAGATTGCGTAATTTCCGGTAACTAATTGGTCTTTGATCATGGCTTTAAAAATGATGGTTTAATAATTTCTTTGTTAAATTCTTTTTGAATGTTTGTAAAAGTTCTATGTACATTGTCAATCAAATTTTGGTGCAGTTCTATTGCCTTTTGCGTTTTCTGATCTAAGGCATCCATAACGCGTTGTTGGCCGTCTGATATAACTAACTCAATTGTTACATCTCTTTTTTGGCCAAACCTCCAAAACCGCCTAAGTGCTTGGTAGTATTGTTCATAGCTCCATGTAGGGAAAAATACGGAATGATTGCAATGCTGCCAATTTAATCCAAACGAAGTCATTTTTGCTTTTGTTATCAATCTTGTTATTTCCCCTTTTGCAAATGCCAAAAGTATTTCCTCTTTCTTTTCTATTGATTGACTACCAATAATTTCTACCGCATTTTTATCCATGCTTTTTAGCATTGCGCTTTCATTATTAGTATTGCACCAATATACAGAAGTTTTATTTTCTGCTAATTCAACTGCTTTTATACACCTTTTTTCTTCTGTCTGCTTTTGCTCAAATCTTACCTCAGTCATTGACTTTGCAATAGGTGTAAACATTTGTATTTGACCATTCAAATCTACTAAAGACTGGTTTGCTACTATGTGTTTATTGACAATCAATTTTGGTAGTTCGTATCTGTCATTTGAAAACCCTAAATCGGATGGCATTTTAACTAGCAGGCTCCATTGGTTTACCCATGCAAAAAAATCTTTCTCGGCATGCGGTTTAAGATAAAACTTTTCCCCAATGTTTCTATTGGTACTATCCACACTATTTTGATTGTTCTTAAAAAACTTGGTAAGCATATCCATATACCCCATATACCCCAATGCTTCGCTACTTGTTCCTAGTTCTATAAAATCGTTTGGGGATGGTGTTGCAGTTGAAAGAAAACGGTAAGGTATCTTTTTTATAAATGCGGTTATTGCGCCTTTAATTTTACCGTCAAAGTTTTTTAGTATTGAACTTTCATCTAAGATCACGCCTACAAAATCATTTTCATTAAAATAGTGCAATCTTTCATAGTTACAGATAACTATTTTTTTTGTAAACTTTCCGTCTTTTGAATATTCAATATCGTCTATCCCTAATTTTTCTGCTTCTAATATAAACTGAAAAGCTACGGCCAAAGGTGTCAAAATCAATACATTTTTATTTGTATGATTGACTACATTTTTTGATATTGATAATTGGATTAATGTCTTACCTAATCCAGTGTCGGCAAATACTGCAATCCTTCCTTTTCTTACTGATTTCTCAATAATATATTTTTGGAAGTCAAATGCAATATCTGGGATGTAGTTTGGTTCAAATCCAAAGTTACCAATAGAGTGCCGTTTCGTTTGCAGAAACTCGTTATATTCCATAGTGTTTGTGTTTTTTAAAGTTAAAGGGCGCAGCTAGTTATTCTTTACCCAGAACTTGTGAAGTGCCGCGCCCTTGTGACCTTCATATTACCCACGTCTGGTCAATCGTGCATTAAGGTCTAAAATGGCAGATCACCGATTTCATCTGTCCCAGGTTTGCCGTTGTTGGATGGTGCTGCATCTTTCTTAGGAGCAACAGTTACTTTGCCATCCGTCCAAACTACTTGACCGTTCCCGAAGTAGGTTTTGCCTGTTTTTGCTTCGCGCTCGTCTTTGGTTTGTGACTTAAATACGCTGACATTCTGTTGGTAATTGTTGCACTCGTCATTGACTGCAATGGTAACTGCTAGGCCTTTGTCTGCGGCTTGTAGCATTTGTTCAAGTTTTGCCTTTGTAAAATAGGCGCTAATTAGTGTAGCCATGTTTCGGATCACCGGTTTAAGTCCGGCAACTTTTGTAGGTTAAATATAAAATCTATAATAATTGCAAAGCGTTTTGATATGCATTAGCAGCGTCTATTTCGTTAATAAAATATCCTAAATGTTTTTTTTCGCCATTAACTCTAATTTTTGACTCCCATTTATTTGCATTTTTATGCCAACAAACCCCAATATAAGTACTAGATTTATTAATAGACAAATAATGTTTTGATGTATTTTTTCTATTAGTTACCGACTGTAAATTAGACAATCTATTATCTAATTTATTACCTTCAATCTTGTGGTCTATTTGTAAATCTGTTTTACAATTAAATGCTTCCCATACTAACCTATGAACTCTTTTATTTAAAACATTACAATCTTTAGATAAAAAAACACAATAATACCCATGACGATTAATTACTTGCTTTAATATTTTTTCTTTGCCATGTTTTAAACTTTTAACTCTACCCAAATCACTTACTTGGTAATCCCCTTCATAACCTTCAATATCTTTCCAAACTTCCATAATAAAAAATGGGCTAAAACAAAATAAACGCTGGAAGACATTTATAAAGTAATAGCCCAAATAAGTTTACAATTGCGCTTCCAGACGCTTAGGCTAATTTACGAAATTATTCTCAATTTCTTATTAACTTCCTCAAATATTTCCTCTCTAATCTTAGCTGCCACATCCAACGGCAGTGAGTGCGCAATGCTGCAAATTGACTTGTATAGCTGCGTTTTGAACATTGTATCGTGCGGCACTATTGCCATTGCGTTATTTACTTCGCGCGTCAGGTCGCGGCGGTATTGTTGCGCGGTTTCGTAATGCATTAGTTTAAATGATAAAGTTTGTAATTCAATTCGTCTAACTCTTTTTGATAATCATCTGAATTTTTATCAAAAGCAAGACGTTTAGTATCTTTTAAATTCATTGAACGAATAATATATTCTATTACTTCAATTCTTTTAACTATTTCTTTAGCCTGTTGATAGGTTTCTCTAGTCATAAAAATTATTTAATATTTTTTTTAGCTTTAATTACTGCCTTAACTAACCAAGTATTACTAGGCTTCTCGTAGTTGTTTTTCACTTGCCAATAGTGTTCGTAGTCTAATTCTCCGCTACCTCCGCATTCATCGCAATCTTCTGCTTCCATGCCGCAATGCTCCAAGCATGATGGGTATATATCAATGTCATTCCCGGTAATATCGTCTCCGCAACATGAAAATATTTCCTCTTCAAGTCCGCTACCGTCACATTTTGGGCAAGTGTATTTCATAGTGTATGTGTTTAATAGTAGTAATTACGTTGTTTGGCTTCTTCCATGTCTTTATCCATCTGTTCCCACTTATACCTATAATCATCATCCCATTTCATACGCTCAATGTGCGCCATGTATTCTTTGTGGCGTTGTTCTGCTTCTGGTCGTGCTGATGCTAACGGCTGCGCTTGGTGTAGCCCATCTCTGGATATGTCATCGCGGGTGGTTTGGTCTAGGTTAGTCATTGTCTGATTTTGTAGTATATACCATAATAGTGTGGAATAATATTGCGCAAATCCATCCATTCCAAAAGTCAAAATACTTTCCTAATATTTTTTCTTCAATTACCATTAACCCTATTGCCATTATTATACATACTAAAAAAGCAAAAAGTACCTTCGAAATTACAGATAAAATAGTTTTCATAATGTTTGTTTTTACTTGCCGCCCAATCCCGCACGGTGGCGGGTTGGCGTTGGGGGGGGAATAGATATACTAAGATTCCGTTACAATCGGATCAACTACCGTGACTGCAAAGGATTCTTTTTTAGTCTTGAATGCCTGAATAATTACGGGGTGCGCTTTCAGTTCTATGCTCAAACTATTCCATACACGGGTAAGGGCTTTGATGTCTGCAACATCAGCGGCCATTGCTTCATACGGTGCAGGGTCAATGACTACTTCATGCGGTGCATCTTCTGTGATGTTCTGCATCTCTTCTGGAACGTATACAGGTCCTTGAAATACATCGGGCGTGTACCATTTAACACCGTTGCTGATAGCGCGGGCAAATAACATATTTGCAGGGAACTTGTCAATGTTTTGAGTACCTGCTTTCTTTGCTTCTTCAATGGTGAACTTAGACTTACCTAGTGATTCTTTGCCCTCAAAGAATTCAATCTCGCAAACCTTGTCATTTTGCGTTATAATACGGTAGTCATATTTGCCGCTGCCTTTAATGCTTGAAGCAATCAATCCTGCGCCAATGGTAGCCTTACCCTTAATGATATGAATACCATTCATAGCGGCAAATGGTTTGATACCCAATTCTTGACCTGCCTGGATTTTCACCATTGCTTGAGCGGCTGATCTAATATCTGGGAACATACCAGATTCAGCAAATGCCTTAGAAATACTAAGGATGTCCGATGTTGTGTGTTTTTGGATTTCCATGTTGTGTTGTTTTAATCGTTTGATAATGTGATTGAGCCTTCGAAGTCTGAATAGCATTCCATTAAAAATGAATTACTATTATATCCAATGGTTCTGTAATCGTTTGGCGTATAAACTACAAAACCTTTTCTTTCTTCAGTAAATAAAACAATTGCACCTGTATCTGAAATATCAGGAGTAGTTACAATCATCAACTTTGGAAACGGCTTGTCTTGCTTAGGTTTGTTTACTTGTACATTCATAGTGTTTGTTTTTATAAAAGTATGCGTTAATTAATTACCGTAAAAATTTATTTTTGCAATAGTGTTGCATTATTGCAAAATAACTTCTTTTTTGAATACTTTTTTTATATGTATTGACTCAATAAACTTCATAGCGATATCTATACTAAAAAATGAATTACAAAAATCAATCTGACTCCAAAAAGGCCAGAACAAACTCCATTCTTGGCACTCAAAACCGCAATAAGCGTCTGTTACTATTCTGTACTTTTTAACTTTAACACCAAACACCTTTTTATATGGTAATGGCTTATATTTTTTTTCTTGTTCAATTGGGTCTGTTGACCATCCAATAGCATCTCTTTGCATTTGATTTGTATAATTTTTCATAATTATTTTTTTGGTAAAATTTGAATATTAAATCTATGTTCGCAATTGGCAAAATATTCCATCATAAATGGATGGTTTGTTTTTGCAATAGTGTTGCAGATATTGTGTTAACATAAGCGTCCATTGATTTCTTATAATCTGTGTATTGCTTTCTGTTTGCGTCCGATTCTTGCAGCCATTTATTTATTTTGGACCTACGATTGTACACCGCATCCCGGCCAATTCCTAATGGTTTATGACTAACAATTATTAAAGATGCTTCTACCAAGTATTTGCAAATAAAATGACAAGGTAAATTTTCAGTTACTTGCTGATAACCGCCCTTTTTTAATTGACCAAATATTTTAACGTTGTAAGCGCATTCGGTCCTAGATATTATCCTTTTTGCAATATAGGCTTTACGAGGATGGTTTTCAGTAGTTACCAATAGCTTTTCCCAATCTTTTATTTTATGGTTTATTAGGCTTTTATGGTGCTTGTACTTAAATGACTTTTCGCCGTACTTTGCCTTGTACGTTTCTAGTCGTTTAGTATAAAGCCTAATCCATTCTTTTATTTTGGATCGTTGTGTACCTGTGTTTAGTGGTATCATTTTGCAGTTATTTCTATGTAATAAATGTTATTTGTGTCTTTTGCAGCTATCGGCCTTATTTCGTTAAATAACGCCTTTAAAACCTCTTTAGCGCGCCAATGTTTCGGATGTGAACCAAGTGATTGACTTCTTATTTCTTGTCCGTTCTTGTACACTTTGGCGTAGTAGTTTAGGCTCATGATAACAAAAACAACTTTCTTTTGTCAGGATTTTCACGGCAACCTCGCAATACAGTAGGTAGCGGGTACATAGCCCTAAATGCTCCTTCACTAATCCAGCGTCCTTGATAAAGTGCCTGCCATTTGCCACGGTATAATCTACGGGTAGTGTTCTGGAGTATGTCTTTGGTTTTGATGTATGCTGCGACGGTCATGACAAATATTTTATAATAATTGCTTTTTGTTTCTCTAATTCAGCATCCCTAGCAGCATCCCAAGCAGCAGCACAAGCAGCAGCCCTAGCAGCACTAGCAGCAGCACAAGCAGCATTCCTAGCAGCATCCCAAGCAGCACTAGCAGCAGCCCTAGCAGCAGCCCTAGCAGCATCCCTAGCAGCAGCCCTAGCAGCATC